TCGCCGCCGGGAGCGTCGAGATCTCGGAGGTCGCCGAGACGGTGGCGCCGTCCGCCTTGTTGTCGTAGCCGATGTGCATCTACACGAGCACCCAGAGATCGACCCACGCTCGCGTAATGCGCTGCGCGAGCACGCGGCCGTCGCGCCCTTCGGCAAGCCCGAAGCGCCGGTGCTTGAGCGTCACGATGTCGCCCAGCTCACGCGCAAGCCCCTCGGCGCTGACCTTGACGCGGAAGAATCGCCGCTGATCGCTCGACCAGAGAGCGAAGAGCCGCTGCCGCTCGGTGTCGGCGTCCGCGCTCTGAGCGTAGAGGCTCTCGAGCTGCGCATACTCGCGCGCGAGCAGATGCCGGCTCTTGATCGAGGCATCCTCCTGCGCCGAGACGCGCACCGGCTCCGCGGCGAACGTGCGGCGCGCGGCGCTCACCGAGGCCGCGAGATCGGTCTGCACCGTCCAGTTCCGCTGCCAGGCGACCGCGACGCGCCAGGCGATCGGCTCGATGCCGGCGGGGAGCGGCTCCTCCTCGATCTCCAGGATCTGCGACTCGTCGTAGGTCGCGACCGAGGCGCGGTTCGCAGCGGCGACGACCGCCACGCTGAACGCCGCGCGCCTGTTGAAGCCGCCGAAGGCGCCCACGCCGGCGAGCAGCTCGTCGACCAGCTCCGCGATCAAGCGGCTCTCGGTGCCGGTCCAGATCCCGACCTCGGCGGGCGCATCGGAATTGAGGTTCACGAACGAGGCCGGGTCGATCTCGTCCGTCGTCAGGCCCGCGATTGCGAGCAGCCGCAGCACGATGTCGCCGGTCTTGTCGACGTACCCGGCCCCGCTCGCATCCAGCAGCGCGTCGCAGGTCACCGTGCCGGCGGGCGTGGCGCCGAGCTTGAAGGTGCCCGCGGCGGCGTCCACCTGGTACTGGCCGGCCGCGGGCGCGCCGGCCACCTTGGTGAGCGAAACGCCGCGATCGTAGGCGGCCGGCACGTCGGAGATCGCGCCGTCGTTCACCTGGTAGATGAGGTTCGTCGCGTCCACGAGCGGCGGCGCGAGGTTGTAGACGTGCCCCCAGCCGCGGGGCTTGGGCTTGCCCTTCAGGTCCGCGCCGCCCTCGAGGCCGCCCGTTCCCGTGTAGATCGCCGCGTGCACCGGCACTTGCAGCTTCGCGATGCCGTCCGAGAGCGCGAGCTGCATCTCGGCAAGCCCAGGGCGCGCGGTCTCGGTGACGCCGGCGAACACCGTGCCGAAATCGGAGCGCTTGTCGGTCGGCGCGCCGAGGAGCAGCTTCACGCGACGGCCATCGAGCGCATAGTCGCGCCGCAGGTTGTCGAGCGCGCCGTCGGCGTTCGCGAGCGCGACGCTCGCGCTCGTGCGCGCGAGGCCGCCGATGCCGCCGCGCCCGGCGATCCGGCGCTCGACGCGGATCTCGCTCTTGAGCCTCCCGTCGTACCAGGTGTTCGCCGGGGCGTCGCTCGAGCGCGAGGTGTAGCCGTGCGAGGAATAGCGCCGCGTCTCCACGCCGCCGGTGACACCCGCATCTGCGTCCCCGAACCCAAGCTCGCCGAACGCCGCGTCGCCGAAGGCGCTCGAGCGCGCCCCCGAGGAGGCGAGCGAAAAGGCGTCCAGCTCCAGCAGCCAGCAGCGCTCCGCGGCGGGCTTCGCGATGAACGTCTCCCACGCCGCCGGGTCGAGCTGGATGCTCGACGCATCGCCGAAGGGGAGCACGCCGAACGATTCGTCGCCGAACATCATGGTGTCATGCCGCGAGCGCCGTCTGCAGGCGCTGGATCTCCGATTTCACCTGGGCGAGGCCCTCCACCAGTTGCTTCGTCTGGCTGCGGATCTCGGCGATCTGGTCGGCGGCCGCGTCCCGGATCGTCGCCGGTACGCTGGCGACGATGTCGGCCTCGATCTCGCGCTGGTGCGCGAGGAGGTCGTTCAGCATCCGGTTCCCCTCCCGGAAAAGCTCCGCGAACTGCGGCCCCGAAGCGAACACCTCACGCCCGATGCCGAGCGCCGATTGCAGCAGCTCGGGGAAGGCCTGCACCGCGGCGAGATCGCCGCCAAGCGCCCGCGCGTAGCCCTCGCCGAGGAACGCGCGCGCCGCGGCGAAGCGCTCGAGCGGCGCTTGCGATTCGGCCGTGGCGAGGCTCATGCGCGCGGCCTCGAGCGAGGAGATCCCGAGCTGCTGCGGCAGGCCCCGCACCGTGCCGCGCAGCTGCGCCTCGATCTGCGTCTGCTGGCCCGCGAGCTGCGCCGAGGCCTGGGCGGCCTGCCCGATCGCGGTGCCGAGCGCGCGCCACTGGGCGATCTTCTCGGCGTCCGCGCCGGCGTCGGCCGCGGCAAGGAACGCGCCGCGCCAGTCTTCCAGCGTCTTCACCCCCGTGCCGAGCTCGCGGCCGAGCGTCTCGACGCTTTGCCCGAGCTGCACCAGCCCGACCTGCGCCATCGGGACGCCCGATCGCAGCACCCCAAGCTCCAGCTCGAATTGCTTCGCCTGCGCGATGACCGGCTCGATGAACTGCCGGCCGATCTCCTCCGCCGTCGAATAGCCGCCCGTCGAGAGCGAACGCCCGAGGATCGGATCGAACACCGAGCGCGCCGCCGGGTGCAGCGCATTGAGACGGACGACGAGCTCGTCCAGGTAGCGCCGGTCCTCGGTAGTCCCCGGGTAGATCGCGTGCGGGCCGAGCTCCAGGCGCCCGCCCGCGCGACGCAGCGTGACGTAGGACGAGGCGTCCGGCGGCTTGCCCTCGTCGTCATCGCCGAAGAGGCCGAGGGCACCGAGCGCGAGCGCGCCGACGCCCAGCCAGGGCGCCACCGCTCCGAAGCCGCCGAGCGCCGCGGCCTCGAGGCCCGCACCCGCCACGCCTACCGTGCCCGACTCGATCAGCGCCGCGAGCTCGGCCGCCGGCATCGTCAGGCCAGTGCCGAGGCCGCCCAGGAAACCGACGCCGCCACCGCCGAAGAAGTTCGCCGCCGAGAGCGCGTTACTGGCGAGGTTTAACCCGCCGCCGGCGTTCGCCACGCCCGGGAAAAGGCTGCCGGTGATGCCGCCGATCACGCTCGAGACCGCGCCGCCGACGAACTGCGCGACCGGCCGCACGATCGGCTGGATGATCGGCGTGAGTACCGCTGTGTAGAACATCTCCTTCAGGCGGTTGAGGAAGTTGCGCGCTACCGACTCGCCACGTTCGAAGCCCGCGCGTAGCCCGCTCACGGTGGCGTCGGTGAGCGAGTGCTCGAGGTTGTCGGTAATCCGCTTCGCTTCCTGGAGCGCTTTCTTCTCCTGCTCAGCGACAACCGCGCGTTGCGCGCCCTCGTGGGTGTAGCGAGCGTTGTCCTCGAGCAGGCGCACGCGCTCCCGCAGCGCGGCGTTGTGGGCGTCGTCCTTGTCGCGCAACTCATCGAGCGCCAGCGCCTCCTGTGCCGCCGCGAGCGCGGCTTCCGCACGCGCGGCCTTCACGCGGCCGAGTTCCGCGGTCGTGAGGCCGAGCTCCTGGTTGTGCTCGCGCAGCTTTTGATTCGTTTTTTCGAGCTGTTCGAGTTCCTTGAACTGGTGCTCGGCAGAGCGGTGGTAAGCCTGTGCCGCCTCCTTGGCGGCCTTCTCGAGCTTCTCTCGCTCGCGCACCTCTCTCTCGACAGCCGCCGCCGATGCAAACGCGGCGCGCGTAGCATCCATCTGCGCCGGCGTGACGTTTTTGACCAAGCCCTCGGCGTACAGGGCCTCGATTTCGGCGAGGCGCCGCTCCGCAGTGGTCAGCTTCTCAGTGCCCTCCAGGCGCGCCTCGTTCGCCGCCTGGAGCTGCGTCGCCTCCCTGATCAGCCGGTCGAAGTCCGAACCCTCTTTCCGCACCTTGGGTTCGCGCACCTCGAGCGACTTGAGCCCAGCCTCGTACTGGCGCCTGGCGGCCGCCTCGAACTCGGCCTTCTCGGTCGCGAGCTGCGCAAGCTGCCTCTGCTTTTCGGCGGGCTCGAGCGCTAGGCCCGCGACCTGCGTCATCCGTGCACCAAATGCCTCATCGAGCGCCTTCAGGCGCTGCTGATACTCCTCGAGCACCGTGGACGCGGTGCGCAGGCCCTTAGTAGCCTCCTCGATCGAGATACCAGGCCCGGGCGCGTTCGCCCACGCGAGCCGCGCGGCTTCTTCCTGGCGCGCTCTGATCGCGTTCTGCAGCCAGGCATAGCGCCAGCCCTCGGTCTCGCTCTCCGGGAAAATGCCCTGAGCGGGCAGCGCCGCAAGCCCGCGCTGGAACTGCCCGATCTCGGCACCGATCGCCTGGAGCCGCGTGCGCGCCAGCTGCGTCGGCGACGGGAGCGACTCGGCCGCCTCCTTGGCCTTCTTCGCGGCCTCCTCGGCGGCGCGCGCGCCATGCTCGGCGGCGGTGCCGAAGCCGAGCCATGCCGCGGTCGCCGTCCCGAGCATGGCAATGAGACCGATCGGCCCGCCGAACTTGCCGATCACGCCCGTGATCAGGCTGCTCACGCGCAGCTTGCGCTCTGCGACGCGTTCGAGTTCCTCGCCCAGCGTGGCGAGCGCTCCCGATGCGCGGCCGGTCTCCTGCGTTGCGGCCGCTTGGGTGGCTTGCCAGCGCAGCTCGCTCTCGATCGTCTTGCCGAGGATTGTGTTGTAGGCGCCCTGGGTGCTCGTGATCTTGGCGACGTCTCGCCCGAGCTTGTCCACGTCGACGCCGGCCTGGCGGGCGCGCTCGATCAACGCGCGCAGGCTCTCGGACGCCTGGGTATGGCTGCGCGAGACCTCGCCGAGCGCACTCCCGGTCTTCTTCGCTTGCTCCTCGAGTCCCTTAAGCGCCTCGACGCCTTGCTTCGTTTCGCCGACGAGCCCCGAGCCATCCGCCTTGAGCCGGACCCCTACGTCGTAGTTCGCTTCAGGCACGCGTCCTCGCGTTCAGTTCCTGCTTTGCCGCCAGCTCCATAACCCTGACCTTCTCGAAGAGTTCGCTGCGCTCGCGCCGCTTCACCCCGCGCATCCGCATCGCCGCCTCGACGGCCGCGTAGTCGAGGCCGAGGTAGACGACACCGAAGCCCGCGGCGACGCGCCATTGCGTCGCCACGTCGCAGAAAAGGCGCACCGCCTCCACGTTCTCCGGCCACACCTCGAAGCGTTCCTCGTCCCCCGCTTCGTCAGCTTCCGCCGGCAGCTCGAGCCCGAAGCCGTCGAGATCCCGTTGCAGCTCGTCGTCATGCTCATCCTCGCCGCGCTCGGCCCGCCAGGTCGCGAACCAGCGCGCGGCCTCTACGAGTTTTTTCGTTCGGCCTTGCGCCCCTGGAAGGCCTCGTAATAGCCCTTCAAGAGGCCCACGCGGACGTAGCTGATCGAGAGGAGCTCGCGCTTCTTCTCGGGCGTGAACGGCACGTCGTCGGCGCCGTCCTCGGACTTGACGCGCTTCCACCCGGTCAGAACGTGCTCGAGCAGATCGCCGCCCGAGGTGACCAGCTCGTCGTGCTCCCCCTGATCGAGGATCTCGAATTCGGCGTCGAACACCTGGGCTTGAGTCTTCCCCTCGTCCATCGGGATCTGGACCGTCACCGGCCAGAGCACCGTTCGCTTCTTTGCGAGCTTGAACACCTGTCTCACCTCCAAAAAAAGACGGGCAGCTTCTAAGGCTTGCCCGTCGCGAAGCCCCGCCGTCGGCTTTGTTCTTGCTGTAGGTGCCGGTGCTCCGCACACGGGCGGCGGACCCGCGCGCGGAGGTTCCTTCTGCTACCGCGCTACTTCGTCGTGATGGACCACTCGTCGTTGCCCGCGCTTGAGGGCTGCAGGATCATGGCGAGCGACTTCATCGAGAGCATGTCCTCCGCGCCGATCGCCGGGCGCGTCAGCTGCACGTTCGCCGCGTCGAACACCACCTGGTTGGTCGCGGGGCCGTGCGTGATCGCAAGCGCCCCGAGCGTCTCGTTCTTGACGATCGTGTACCAGTCCTTGGTCGCGATCAGCTCGTCCTCCAGCCGCACCTGCCCGGTCGATTCGCGGTCGATCCAGCGGATCGCCTCGCTGTTCGGCAGGTTGCGGTACACGAGGTTGTTGCCGAGCGTGACGCTCAGGTCGCCAAACTTGCCGGCGAAGCCATGCAGCGTCATCGGCGTGGTGTTGGCGTTGTTGACCGGCACGGGCTTCTTGAACGCGCTGAGCGTCGGCGCGGGCACCGCCTGGTCGAGCGGCCCGACGTACAAGCCCAGGAACCGGAACGCGTAGAACGGCGCCCGGTTGCGCGGCCAGTTGAGCGTGACATCGCCCAGGTTGCCGAGCACCTTGTGCAGCCGCCCGTCGAGCCAGAAGTACATCGAGCCGGAGCTGCCCGCACCCGGGTGCACCGGGGCGTACACGACCTTGACCGTGGCGGTGATCGTCTGCGAGCAGCCGCAGCACTTGAGGAGCGGGCCGTAGGCCGGGGCGACGTCCACCGTGCCGCTCCCCGCCATCTCGACCTCGAACGTCGTCTCCACGTGCTGGCCGGCGACAAGTTCGCCCAGGTGCCCCGAGTAACCGGCGTCGAAGCTGCGCTTGTCGTAGAGCGCCTCGAGCGGCCGGATGCCGAAGTTGCGGACAAGCACCGCGTTCGCGGCCGCCGTCGGCCCCGCGTCGGTGCCGTACGTCGTCTCTTCCTTGAAGGCGACGACCTTGCGTCTCCAGCGCAGCGGCATCGTCAGACCCCTTTCCTAGTGCCCTTGGGCTCGGCCGCCGGCGCCGGGGCCGGCGCGGGCGTGGAGGCCTCGGCGGACGCCCAGGGCGCCGGGGCCGGCGCCGGCAGCGCGGGCTGTGGGTTCCCAGCGGGCTTTTCCTCGATCGGCTTGCCCTGCGCGTCGCGCGGGCGATCACCCTCCGGGTGCGGCTTCGTCGCCTCCTCGACCCGGCGGCGTTCGCCCGTCGCCTTGTCCACCTCGTAGGTCCCGCCCTCGCCGTGGTGCTTGTCCGTCATGTCTTCCTCACGTAGTAGGCCGTCACGAATTCATCCAGCCACCACAGCACCCGATCGCGCAGGCGCAGCAGCCGCCCGCCCCCGTACTCGCACGGGTCGCGATCGGCGTCCGGCGCCCAGCCGAGGAGCGCCGTAATCACCGAATCGCGTAGCGGCGCAAGCTCGGTCTGCGCCTTCGCGCCGCTCGCGTCGCGCAGGTTCTGCACCGCGAGCGCCACGCCGAACCGGGAGACGACGCGCTGCGAGACGGCGTTCTCCAGCGTGTTCGCCTGTGCGGCATCGCGGAGAGGAATCACGAACGCCGCCGGCTCGATCTTGAGTGCCGCGAGTGCCTCCTCGAAGTCCGCCGCGCCTCCCACCTTCTTGAGCGCAGTGACCTGCGCGTCCAGACGCGCGATGATCGGATCGAGAGAAAGGTCCATTCATCAGAGGACGTAGTCGTCGAGCGTGCCCTCGGTGCCCTTGGAGGGGCGTCCGACCTGGAAGACGCGGTCGCCCGCGTCGTGCGTCGGGAGATCCACCTGAGCAGGCTCCTGATTGGCGGCATCCACACCGATCGACACCTTGCCCGCGCCGACGTCCTTCAGGTACGCGACGGCGTCCTTGTAGCGCTGCGTGACGATCTCGGTGGCGCGGTCCTCGTACAGGAAATAGCGCGCGATGTCGCACGCCAGGCGCTTCAGGATGAGCGGCGGCGAGGCGAGCGGGACGGTGTAGCGCACGGCGAGGTAGCCGTTGATCTCGTCGTCTGCGTCCTGGAGCGCCTTGCCGAGCACCGCGGTGTCGATCGTCGTGCCGTTCGTGCGGTCGGTGAGTTCGGCAAGCTCGGCCTGGCCGAAGCGATCCACCAGGTCCTGCTGGACGGCGTAGGTCATCGGCGGTGCGCGCGGCGGCGGGCGGTGTTACTTCTTGCCGCCGCGCTCCTCGTCGGGCTTGGGCTCCGGCGCCTTGACCGTGTGGCCGACGAGGGAAGCCGCCTCGTCGTCCTCCAGCTCCACCCGCTTGCCGGGCGCGTAGTCCTTCCCGTTGTGGCGCAGCGGCGAGATCACTTCGTAGACTTTCCGGGCCATCGATGCCTCCTTACGCGACCGCGTTCTTGATGTGGTAGCCGAGGTCGTTGGCGGTGATGACCTCTTTCACCGACTCGCCCGCGCGCACGCGCTGGCCGCCCCTGAGCCCGATCTTCGAATCGGCCATCGAGCCCGCCACGCGCGTGCCGAAGCGCGCCGTGAACGCGAAGGTGATGCCGCGGCGATTGGTCGCGGTCTTGTCGCGGCGGAAGAGCGTCACGTGCTTGCCCCACACCCGCGCGAGCGACACCGCCTGTCCCTTCTTCGCGGTGTTCACCCAGGTCTGGCCGACCAGGATCTCCTCGAGCTCGAAGAGCTCGGCGACGTCGCGCTTGCGCGCGATCCCGGCGTCGGTGTTGTCGCCGTAGGTCGCCTTGACGATCTTCGGGTGCTGGATGAGCTTCGTCCAGACGGCGCGGCCGATCACCATCACGTTGGGCCGCATGACGCAGGCATCGAGCCCGGTGAGGATGTCGCTGATCGGGTTGGAGTTGGTAAAGTCGCTCCACTGGGAGGTGCCCGAGAGCGTCACCTTGTTGGCCGCCGCGTACTGCGTGTCGTCGAACACCAGGTCGGCGACGCGCTTCTCGCGATCGAGAAGCACCAGGTTCGTCACTCCCTCGACCGCAGCCCCGAGCGGGTCATGCCCCGGGGGCGCCGTGTCGATATCGTCCTGCGGCACCGGGTCGTCGAGGCCGAAGTCCTCGGCGGTGGCCTCGGTCTCGGTCGCGGAGAACTCCACCTCATTCGGCTGGCTCTTCCGGCCCACGCGGGTATCGGGGAGCGTGAAGCCTTCGGCGAGCTTGTACTTCAGGTACCGGAAGAGCTTCGACCCCACCGGCACGTAGGGCGCCACGCCGTCGGCGATGAACTCCTCGTTGCGGTAGGCGATCGCGATCGCGGTGTACTCGGGCGAGTACGGGAAGGGCGCGACGGCGAGCAGGACGAACGGCGCGAGGCCGAACGCGGTATCCGGCGTCCAGCCGAGCCAGACCGCGGTGAGAAGGATCAGCGCGGCAAGAAGCCGCGGCGCGTAGGAGCGGAAATTCTTCATCAGTGCTCTCCTGGTTAGCCCTGGATTCGGCCGGGCGCGATCAGCGCGACGAAGATGTCGCCGGAGGCTGCATTCACGAGCGCCCGCCCGATCACGTTGTTGTTGACACCCGCCGCAGGCGCCGCGGCGACGGCCTTGCCGTTCGCGTCCGTGGTCAGCCAGTCGCCCCGGGTGATCGCGCCGCCCGCCTCGATCTCGGCGATACCGGCGTGGATGATGTCGGCGCGCTCGTTGATTGCGGCGGCCACCTCGTTAGTGACGCCGATCAGCGCGTCGCCGACGGCGGCGGCGAGCACCACTTGGTTGTCGGCGGTGCCAGGCTTGACGATGCGGTAGGCGGCGAGCGCCGCCTCGGCCTTGTAGTTCTTGGTGAGGATGGGGTTCACTGGCTACCTCCGGTGACATGTTTGACGGCCTGCGAGACAGAGACGACGCGGCCAGCTTTGCGCTCGGCCTCCTTGAATTCGACCGCGGCTTTCGCGATCGCCTCGGCGCCCTCCGGCGCGGCCGCGCCGTCGGGCCGCGCGCGCTCCTGAAAGTCCACGACCTTCGGCTGCGCCTTGAGGTACTCGCGCAGCCACTCCGCGGCGGGCTTCTTCACCGCCTTGTCGCCCTCGCCGAACTCGACCGTGCCCTCCGAGGGCAGCGACGCCATGAAGGCGACCAACCCCTCGCGGTGCGCGGGGAGCACGCGTCCTTCCTTCACCTGTTCATCGACGAACGCGCCGCAGGCGGCGAGATTGCGCGCGCGCGCGGCCGCGGCCTCCTCGGCCTTGAGCCGCTTCTCGCGCTCGGCGAACTCGGCGCGCTCGCGCTCGAGCTTTTCCTGGTCGGCTTTCAGCTGCGCCTGGCGGCGATCGAGTTCTTGCTTGTCCACGTCGTCGGCTCCTTGGGAGTGTTCCGAGTAGGAGGGCGCGGGCTCGTCTTTCTGCGCCGCGCTCACCTGGAGGTTTTCGATCTCGTACTCTGGAATGACCGCGTCGGCCTTTTCCTGGCCGGCCTGGTCGATGATCCAGTTCTTGATGCGCCGGAAGAGCCCGGCGATCGTCATGCCCGTCCAGTCGGTGAACTCGACGACGCCTTGGCCCGCATCGGCAAAGGACGCGGCCTTCAGACCGCGCACGGCGGGCGGCTGCGCGCCGAGAAAACCGATGTGCCGCAGGTAGAGCGCGCCCGGTTTCGGGTTCTCCGGCGCGTCCGGCAAATAGAACGAGGCGCTCACCTTCTTGAAGCGCCCGGCCTGCACCATCTCGGCGAACTGCGGCTCGACCTGGTGCGGCTCCGCGTTGAGCGTGCTGCCGCCGAAGTCGAGGGACTTCACCCAGCCGTAGGCGGGCTCGTTGTCCTTCGGGTGCCCGATCACGATCGGCGCCTCGTGCAGCGCCGGATCGTAGGCGGCGGCGCAGGCCGCGAGCTGCTCCGGCGTGAACGTGAGAGAGCGGCCGTCCTTCGCGGTATGCCGGCCGGGCTTGAAGATCTCCAGGCGCTTCACGGCGCGCGAGCCTAGCCGCGCCCCGAGTGCAAGTCCGCTAACCTGTGTGCTAGAAGTTGCGCACGCCAACGCCCGCCCGAGCGTGTTAAGACCGCGCTAGGATCTGGTTTATGCGCAGCGCCGCCGCTCTGCTCTTCGCCCTAGCCTGGTTGCCCGGGATCGCCAGCGCGCAGGAAAGGTGCCGCGCGATCGACGGCGACACGATCCGCTGTGGTAAGGAGCGGGTCAGGCTGCAAGGAATCTACGCACCCGAGCTGCGCGAGCCCGGCGGCCGCGAGGCGCGCGAGCGGCTGCAACGGCGGCTGGAATCAGGCGAGGTGCGAATCGAGCGCCGTGCCCGCGACCGCTACGGCCGCACCGTCGGCGATGTCTACGTCGGCGGCGCGAGGATCACGCAGCGCGACGTCGGCCGCCGCGGCGGAAAGGGCGCGCGGCGCTAGGCAGAGGCAGCAAGGCCCTGCCGGTGCGATCACCCGCCGCTCCGTGCCGCCCGGTCGATCGCCTCGACAATCGCGCCGATCGCGTCTTCGGCCCACTCCTCCGGCGGCTGCACGTACTCGCTGATCGGAAAGAACGGTCGCGCGGGGATGCGGACATTGCGCGCGCGGCCCGCGCGGAAGGTGCCGAACTGATGCACCGCCGCGATCGAGCCGCCGTCCGGAAGCTGCCCGTAGTTCGTCCCGACCTCGAGCATGTCGCCCTCGACGCGGTAGTCGATCGAGTTCATCAGGTGCCCGGTGTCGCGCAGCGGCTGCCCGATGCGGTACTTGAGCGGCTCCCAGGGTTCGCCCCACGGGTCGGTGCTCGTCTGGAACGATAGCTGCACCTTCGTCTTCCACTGCCGGCCGATCTCCTCGAGCACCGGCCCCTGGTCCTCGCCCAGGGCGGCCAGGTGCTCGAGCGCCCGCAGGAGCCCGCTGTCGTAGAACTCGACCGGATCGCTCATGAGGGTGCTATGCTAGCGGGCAGCGGGTGACGACCGGAAATTTCGGCGTCCGGGCGCGTGGTCCCGGCAACGGGGCGATGCATGGAGGGACAGCCGGCCTCCCACCCGCTTCATCACGCGACGCGAGGCGGCAGCGTCGCAGAAATCTCCCGCCACTGCTTCTCGGTGAACCATGTCCGCGCGCCGCACTCAGAGCACCGGACATGCATAATGGGCGCAGGACTCATCTGCCGGTTCACTCGAAAGTCCGGCACGCCGCCTTGGCCGCTGTTCGGAATCCAATAGTGTGCGCACTCATTCATGGTTTGCCTCTGATCAGGATGTATTGCCCGCCCTTGATGCCCGCCGCGATGTCGGCCGCGGCGATCTTTTGCGCACCGCGCACCGCATTGAGCATGCGCCGCTCCTTGCGTACGAAGAACTGCGGCTCGACAGCGATGCGCACGGTGCGCGGGTCCGTGAGCGCAGGCCACACGTAAAGCAAGTTCTCGCGCTGCATGTCGTAGAGCACGAGCGGTTCGCCGACCAGGTTCCCGGGCAGCGCCTTCCATTCCTCGATCGTGAGCGCGTCGCCCTTCGCTTCGTGGCGGGCCGCCTTGAGGCCCACCAGCAGCCGATCCTCGACAGCGATCTCGGCGCTCGCCGGCAGTTGCCCGCGCGCGGCGAGATACGCGATCTCCTCGCGGCCGGCAGCGCCGGCGATCGCCCAGCGCCGCTCCGCCTTGCCGCGCGCGATCACCTCGTCTACCCAGCGGGAGAACCGTGCCGCGAGCGCCGCATCGAGCACGCCCGCGACGGCGGCCCACGCGGCGGCGCCGAGATCCGCGGGCGAATCGGCCACCTTTTCGAGCACGAGCTGCGCGAGCGCCTCGCGCCGGCTTGCGCCCGGCGCGTAGCCCCAACCCGGATCGACGCCGACCGGCACGCGGAACACTTCCCCGGTGCGCGGGTTCACCCACTCGCGCTCGGGCGAGGGCGGGGCCTCGTCCGGGCCGCTCTTGCCCAGGCGCTCGAGGTCGCGCTGAGAGAGCTGGATCACGGTGCAGCGGCAGTTCCAGCCGTTCGGCGGCGTGTGCGTCTCCCACCAGGGGTGGTCCCAGCGCAGCACGGTGCCGTGCCAGAGGCGATGCATCGGGCGCGTGCGCTCGTCCAGAATCGCGCTGTACATCACGTACGGCGCGCGCGCGGCGGTCGCCTCGATCCGCGCCCAGTGCCCGGCGGCGTAGCTCGTGCGCAGGTTCGTGTCGTAGATGATGCGCAGGCGCCGCGGGCTGCCGAGCTGCACCTCGCGCTCTTCGCCCGTCAAGGGGTCGCGCATCGTCTGCACGCCCCACCAGCCGCGGCGCTGGAGCTCGGGGCGCAGCTCCTCGGTAAAGCGCTTGAGCGTCCAGCCCTCGGCCTCGGCGCGCTCGACGGCGCTGCGCACGTCGGCGAGCAGATCCAGGTCCATCATCTTCGCCACCGTGAACGCCTGATCGTGCTCCTCGTGCAGCATGTCGCGCCAGTCGAAAGAGACCTGCAGGCCCTTGGCGCGGAAGAATTCGAGCGCCTTTTCGGGGGGGAGGTCGAAGCGAAAGCGGGCGCCGGGCATATCAGTGCGCCGCGGACGCGGGACTCCCGAGCCGTCGCGCCTCCTCGAGGATTCGATCCATCACCGCGTCGCCCAGGCGGCAGCAGATAGGCTGCTCGCCCTGCATGGCACGGTTGAGCGCCTCCGGGCTTTGGTCCGTCAGCTCGGTCACCGACGGCGACGCGAGAAACTCCTCCATCAGCCGCAGCGACGCATAGACGCCGTTCGGCACGATCCCCTCCACCGGCCCGCGGTACGGCGCCCAGTGCCGCTCGCACCACTGGTCATTGTGCCGGTGCTCGGGAGGGAGCTTCTTGCGCCCGGTCAGGCGGTCCGCGATCTTGCCCATTCAGCGTGCGTCAGTACCGTGTTGCGCCGCGACAGGCCGAAAACCGGCCAGCGGCCGGGGCAGGACTGCCTCAGAACATGCTCGGGAAGGGGTTTTAAGGCCATTTAATTTTTGCGCAGCGCGCCCCGCCAATAGGGGGATAGCCACCGGCCCCGCAAAACCGCCCAAATCGCGCCGTCGCCGCGCCACATGGTTTGCAAAATCAGCCCTCGGCGGGCGTCCGGCCGAGCAGCTGCGCGGCGAAGCCCGCCCGCTCGAGCGAGCGCACGAGTTCGGCGCGCGGGGCGCCTGCCGCCAGCTCAGCCAGGCGCTCGCGCAGCGTCGCAAGGTCCCCGCTCGACTCGGCGAAGGCGATGAGCTCGGCCACGCGCGGCCCGAGCAGCCGCTGCCAGTCGCGGGCGAGGTCGTCCGCGGCCGCGGCGATCTCCTCCTGGTTGGCGATCTCGCGCGTTCGTTCTCCCTCGGCGAACTCCGCACCGCGCTCGGGGCGCGCCGAACGATCGTTCGGCGCCGCCGGGCGCGCCGCGCGCCGCCGCCAGCGCCCACCATAGGTCTCATTCAGATAGGACAGGTCCTCGGGCTCGTAGCCCATCTCGTGCAGCGCCTGGTCCACCTTGGAGCGCCGCTCTAGATCCTCGGGCTCGTCGAAGGAGCGGTACACGATCGGAGGGCGCGCGTCGGGCAGGTTGTACTCGACGATCCAGCGCACGAGCGTCGCATTCAGGGTGTCCGAGAGCATGTCTGCGTCGGCTTTCGCGATCTCCAGGCGCACCTCGTTCTGTCGCTCGGCGACCCCGGAGCCCAGGCCCGTCGCCTTGGGCGAGGTGGTGATGGTCTCTCCCAGCACGCATACCGAGATCTGCTCGTCCATGTAGCGGGCGAGCTTCTCGTAGGTGTCGATCGAGCCGGCGCGCTTCGCCTCGAGCAGCTCCACCAGCATGCCGTCCGGAATCACGATCTGCGATTCGTTCGCGATCGCCTTCAGCGCCTCGAGCAGCTTGTCGCGTTCGGTCTTGCCGGCCCCGCCGGGATACTTGCCGACCGCGGTCGGCGAGCCGAACTTGTCGGCGAAGACCAGCCAAAAACCGATGTCCTGGCGCTTGAAGTACACCGGCCAGAAGAGCCGGTGACCCAGCCCCAGGCCGTAGGGGCTGCCGTCCTTCGCGCCGAAGCTGTGCACGACGAACTTGCGCTCGGGCAGCGCCTCGCCCTGGGTGATGCTCTCGCGGGTGAGGAGCCGCAGCCGCAGCTCCTCGTCGAAGACGAAGCGGCGCTGGTCGCGCGGGATGATGCGCGCCGCGACGATCTCGGCGCCGCGCGCCTCCCACATCACCTCGCCGACCGCGAAGCCCTTGAGCGTGGCGTCGAGAAAGTTCGCCGTCGCCTGGTCGAACCCGGTGATGAGCTGCTGCTCGGTATCGCGCGCCTTGCCCAGGCCCTGCAGCTGGCGGCGCACGAGTTCCGCGGCCTCCTGGTCGATCGCGTCGTCCGAGGCCGCGTCCACCTGCCAGGGCCGCGCGACGACCGCGAGCTTGCGCTTTTGCAGCACCGCGTAGGCGTGTGCGTCGCGCTCGATCTCGTCGTAGATCTTGAGCCCCTTGCCGCGGCCGCGCGTGCGCAAGGTGTCGTCCAGGTTCTCGAGCACGCCGCCGTAGGTCCAGCGGTGGATGTCGCGCTGGATGGTGGCGATCTCCATCGGCTCGAGCTTCGGCTTGATGCGCGGCTTGACCTCGGCCATCGGCGCCTCACTCCATCAGGTAGTCGGCGAGCTGGCGGCTTTCGCGCTCGACACCAGCCGACTCGTACTCGATCGGCGCGGACTTGTTCAGGCTCGCGTAGTGCGCGAGCGCGAGCGCGATCGCCGCGTCGCCGTGCCGGAAAAGCTCCGGGTCCTTCAAGTCCGCGCGCTCGACCGCCGGCACCATCGGGATGCCGTCCACGTCATCGATCGCGCGCAGATCCTGCTCGACGTTGGCGTCGCGCGGCAGGTCGATCGTCGCGTCCTCGAAGGTCTGCACGAACTTCGGCATCCAGAGCTGGTACCAGGCGCGGTTGAGCACCACCTGGTGCACGCGGTTGGCGCCGAACTTGTCCGCGGTGTACTCGGCGAGCACGGCGCCGGCGCCGGTGGCATCGATCGCGCCGCCGCGCCACTTGGGCAGCCCCGCGACGAGCGCCCACAGGATGTGCTCCTGCTGCCGCGTGGGTACGTTCTGCAGCTCCACAAGGAACGGGACGATGCGCCGGAGCGTCGCGCCGATCGTCACGGGCGCGATCACGGAGAAGTTGCGATGCCGCGCGTAGTCCATGCCGAAGACGTGCTCGAGGTCCGCGGGCAGCCGCTCGAGCACGGGCGCCAGCTCGCGCGCAATCCAGTCCTTCGCCCAGTCGATCCGCTCGCGCTCGGGCAGCGCGGCGAAGTCATCATCCAGGGTGAGGCGCAACACCGGCCGCTCCTCGCGCATCGCGCGCTCGATCCACACGCCCGGGATGCACACGCCGCCGCCGTCGCGCGGCACGGCGTCCAGCTCCTCGCGCATCGCGGCCCGCCTCGGGCCGTAGGCGGCGCGGATGCCCTGGTACCACGCGGCCTTCGCCTCCGGCCTCGGCGTCCAACCCTTCACGAGGCATACGCGCTCGTACAGGCCGTTCGCGACCGCGTCGTCGAAAGTGACGGTGAACACCCTGGCGTCGGCGCCGTAGAGGCCGTTTTCGATGTCGCGCACAAGCTGGTTGAAGGGGTTTTTCTTTCCGTTGTGGGTGGAGATCACCCGGATCGCGCCGCCCCAGATGAGGAGCGCGGTCGCCGCATCGAGCACGGCCTGGACGTCGAGGTGAAACGCCGCCTCGTCGATCACCACGATTCCCTGGAGCCCCCGGATGTTGGCCGGTCGCGAGGAAAGCGCCGCGGCCTGGAACCCCGAAGCGAAGCGGATGCGCCAGGCGGTGATGTGTTTTGAGTTGCCGCGCTCGTCCTGGTCCTCGAAGAGGTACTCCTCGATCGCGGAGACGCCCTGGCCCTGCGCCTGGGCGATCACGCGGGCGAGCCGCGCGCAGTAGCCGACGAACTCCAGCCCCTTCTCGCGCTTGTCGGCGACGTAGTAGACGTTGTCGCCGCCCGCGGCGCGGGCGGAGCCCGCGATGATGGTGTCGTCGAGCGCCTCGGCGAATGTGATGCCGGTGCGCCGGCCCTTCACGGCGACTTTCAGCCGCGCGCGGATCGCGACCCACTCGGCCTGGTGACGCATGAGCACGCCCTCGGCGAGCGGGTTGAAGTCCGCGCGGATCTCGCGCACCGAGGGCGGCAGCTCCTCCCATTCAACGATGCGGACGGTGTCGGCGCGCGCGGGCAGGGCGTTCACTCGCGGCCTCCAAACAGAAAGGCGAACCACGCACGCGCCGAGCGCCAGTACCACTCGAGCCACGCGCCGGCAAGCTCGGCGACGAGCTGCCGGCGGCGCCGTTCGGCGAGGCGGATGACCGTTGCGCTCATGCGCGGTAGCCCCAGTCCTTGAGTTTCACGGAGTCGTGAAACCCGCACCCCATCGGGCACTCGACGCTCGGCGTCACGGTGCCGTCGGCGCCGATCTCGTGATTGAGTTCCGCGTCGTACCCGCAGCCAGGGCAGGTGAGACGAGCCGAGCCGCCGCCACGCACTGGCCGCCAGGTCCCTTTACCTGTGCCTTTCGGGATCTCGATCATCAGCAGAACCCCTGCGGCTTGGCGATGGCGCGGATGAGCGACATCATTCCCCTTTGCAGGTCCGTGCGCGCGATCGCGAGCCAGCGCTTGTCGATGCCGGGGTTCGCCTCCAGTAGATCGAGCAGCGCGCCCAGCTCGTTTCCGTTGCTCTTGATCTCGTTGATCAGTGCGATTTCGCCTTCCGACAGGTCGCGGTAGCCGGCAATGAGGCGGTGCTGGTTCTCCATCGGTTTGCCTCCGGCGTTATTGCGCGATGCCGAGCACTTTCTTGCGCCAGAACTCGGCCTGCTCGGCGGACATCCCTTGCGCCTTCGCCAGCTCGCCCACGACGGCGGCCGCCTGCTCGGCCAGCTCTGCGCGGATCGCGCGGCGCGCCTCCGCGCCGATCTTAGTGCTCGAGGCGATGTCGCGCAGCGCGCGCGCAAGGAGCATTACTTCCTTGCCCTTCACGTCTTCTTGCTCGGCGAGGGACGACGAGACGCGGAAGGCGAGGCTCGTGAGCACCTGGCGCGTAAGCTGCGCGACGTCGCCCGTCTCGGGGAGCGCTTCCGCCCAGACCTTCGCCAGGTGCTGCGCCTGGCGGTAGTGCTCCATCTCCTCGCGCGCGCCCTTCACGTAACGGCCGACGGACGAGCGCGAGGCCTCGGCGCCCAGGGACCGAATGAGCGCGACGATCTCGTCGATGGTGGCGCGGCCCTCGCGGATCGCCCGGTCGACGACCTCGCGCACGCGCGGGTCGAGCCGCGCGATCGTGCTCTGGCGGTTCGTCTTGGCGGCGCTCACTTCATTCCCCCGGCCGCGGGCGCCGGACCCCGGGGTGTTGCGTGCGCCCCTGGGCGACGTCCAGGCCCCGGCCGGTGAGTCTCGGCACCTGAACGTCGGCCACGGCGTCAAGTTCCACGAGACCAGCTTCCTCGAGCCAGGCGAGATCGGCGCGCAGCCGATCGCCGCTCACCGCGTGCCCGAGCCGCTCGAGCGCCTCTTGCAGCAGGTATTCGTGCGCCTTGTATTCGTTGGAATCGGAGAGCAGCCGCAGGATCGTGAGCCGGCGGTCTTCCTCGCGCAGTTTCGCGTAGCTCATTTGCTCTGGTTGAGCAGGTACTCGCTGATCATGGAGAGCTGCTTCGAGATCTGCGTGAGTTCCCCGATCACCCGCTCGACGGCGGCGCGCGTTTCGTTCATCTCGGTCCAGAGCTTGGACAGATCGTCGTGATCGGGCATCTTGGTGACCCGCGCCTCGATCGCGGAGAGCCGCTCGGCGTGATCGGCGACCGCGGCCCGGGTCTCGTCGTTGCGCTGCGCGAGCCAGCTCCAGGCGCCGACCGCAGCGAGCAACACGAACTGCGCGACGTCGACCCAGACTTTCAGAGCGTCGTAATCCATCGTTTACCTCTTGTCGTTCACGCGTTCGGCCTCGGCCTGGCACTCGACGCAGCGCGTCGCGCTCGGCAGCGCGCGTCGGCGAGCGGCCGGGATCTCCTCGCCGCAGTCGGCACAAATCCCGGAACCTGGCTCCCCCAGCGCCGCGGCACGGGCCTGCGCACGCAGCCGGTCTGCGAGATAGGCCGCCTCGCGCTCCTGCGCATGGTCCGCTTCGTCCATCACTTACCGGGCGCGCCCTTCCACGCCGCGACCGCCTTCTCCGTCGAGCGCCCGATCACGTAGCCGCCGACGCCGATGTTCATCAGCGTCCAGAGATGATCCGGCAGCTCGAGCACCGGCGCCGTCCCGGCCCCGAAGAGCGCGTTCACGTAGGGCGCGAGCAGGTAGTTGTTCGCGACGATCGCGACGATGGTGAGCATCAGCAGCGGCCGCCAGTTACGCTGCATCCAGGATTGCCCCTGGGCCTCGGCCAGGATGATGTTCACCGCGCCCTGGAGCTCGGCGTGCGACTGCTGGAGTACGGCGAGTGTGACCTCGGCCTTGAGCTTCTCGGCCTGGTCCTTGTCCGGCACCGCCTTGTCGATCACGCGGCCGATGAGGCTCGAGATCGCGGGAATGAGCACTTGCAGCATCGTTCGTTCTCCTTTCAGAGGCGCATTCAGCGCGCCCTCGCTTCGATCCGCCAGCGCGCGCCGCCCGGGCGCGCACCCGCGCGACGCATCACTTGGTCGTAGAGGCCGCTCGTGTCGGCGAGGAAAAGCTCCGCCGCGTCCACGCTCGCGAGCGCGAGCGAGCCGTTGCGGATCTGCTCGGCGAGCAGACCAGGAGCCCAGCCCACCAGGCCCATGTAGTAGCGCGCCTCGTTCGGCGTCGTCTCGATGATGCGGTCAATCGCGGCCTCGGTGCCGACGAGCCAGACGCCGGGCATCAGCTCGAGCGAGCCTTGCGCCGGCACCGGCGCGACGCGCGCGATCGCAAACAGTACGTCGCGCGAAGCGGCGCCGCCCCAGTACACCTGGTCGCGCACCTCGCGAGACGGCACGTGCTCCGGGAAGAGCATGGCGAGCCGGATCTGCATCGGGCGGTTGAGCACGACGCCGACGTGCCCGCCGCGCGGCAGCGGCGCGACCACCATGACGGCGCGCTGATAGAGCCGGCCGTCGAGCTTCGGCGTGGCGGCAACGAACACCGCGCCCGCGTCGATATCGGGCGCGGCGGGCTGCTGAGCGATCGAGGGCACGATGACGAAAAGGAGCAGCGCGCAGGCGAAGGCGCGTCTCATGAGGACCTCCGGGTGAACGCCTCGATGATGTCGAGGCGGAATTCGTCCACATGCCGCAGGAGCGAGAGGAACTCGTCGAACCCCTGCTGGCTCGCGGTAATGCCTGGCCTGCCGAGCACAGGGTTGAAGGACTCGCCGACCAGGATGCAGCCGTGCGTATCGTCTTCGAGGTTGCCGCGGTGGAACAGGATCTCGGAGCGGCCGGGCACATCCATCACCTGGAAGGTGTCGCCAAAGCGCGGGCTGTCCTTGTAGCCGTAGTCCGGCGAGCGCCGGCAGCGCAGCGCGCGGTATGCGCCCGCCGGAATGCAGGACTCACCACGCCGGTTATCGCGCCAGGGGCGCTCGAGCGTGACCGCGAACGGCGTGCCTCCGTGAATCAGCACGCCGTAGGTGGCGATTCCGTTGTTGGCGACTCGGACGAGGACCATCGCCCGGCGAGACTAGGCGCGCCTCGCGCCCAAGTCCGCAAACGCAGGTGCTAGAAAATGCGCTGGCTTCTAGGCGTCCGGGGCGTCGCGCGCGGCCACGATGATGCGCTTCAGGGTCGAGAGCGAGATCCCGTACTCCCGGCACAGTTCGACGGCATTCAAGCCGTTGAACCTGGCGACGATCGCCTTGTTGCGCTCGATGAGCTGGGCCTGGCTCATCATCGGCACGTAGAGGTACTGCCCGCCCCAGTCGAGCCGCAGCTGCGCGACGCACGCATCGGCGACCTCGGCCGCGACGCCGGCGTCGATCCGGCGCTCGAGGAGCTGGGTCTCGACGATGCTGCGGAGCGATTCGAGCAGCTCGGGGTACTTGGGCCTGGATGGGGCGTTCATGGCATAGGCGGAACAACGTGATCGCAGGGCATCAGCGCTCCTCTCGCCTCGTGGCGACGCCAAAGCCCACGACGAGGCCCGTGAGCACGTAGATAGCGGAGTTGATGTCCCAAGCGGCCAAGCCGATGAAATAAATGACGAAGAAGACAAGGAAGAGCTTCATCGCGCTCTGCCTTCGCGACGGCGCCGGTCATACTCCAACGCCGCGACCAGGCGTCGCAGCTGATCCGCCGTCGCCCACTCGAGCTGGTCCATGTGGAACATCCGCTTCGCCATCGCCCGGGCGTAGTTCCAGGGCCGCGCGGCGTCGGCGAGCAACGCCTCGAGCTTGTCCACGAGCGCCTGGCGATCGGCCGGCACCTGCGGCTTGCGGCCGTAGTCGCGCCCGGCTGCCGGGGCGCTGCGCCTGGGCCGCTTGAGGCCGCGTGCGCGCAAGAGCGCGTGCAGATGGTCGAGCACACGGTGCCGGCCGACGAAGTCGAGATGCCCGGCTGATCTCTTGCCCTTACGCTCCGCGGCTGCGCCACCGACTGTGTAGAGCATCGAGTGGTACTCGCTGTCCGGGTTCTGGTCGCGCGTGTCCATGCCGAGCTGCGCGGCGAGGATGTGGATCGCGGCGAGCTCGCGGCGGCGGGTGTCTGGGGCGGCCATCACCATGCGTCCTCCATCGCCTCCTCGGGATCGATGTCGTCCGACAGCGTGCCAGGGATGACGCGCAGCTCGTCAGCAGTCTCGAAGCACCAGATCGCGACATCGAGATCGCGACCGATGCCTGCGCACCAGCGGCAGCGCTTGGCGATGCGACCAGAGCAATGCCGGCACCGCTGCACGTAGCCCCACTCGATGCGACGCGAATCGCCGCCGCGCACGATGCGGAGGGGAAACAGTTCCCAGTCATGCTCCTCGAGCAGTTGGACCGGCACCTCCTCTGGCGGGGTCGGAGCCTGGCCCCAGGCACGCAGCCACGCGAGATCGAGCCTATCGAGCGCAGCGAGATCGCCAGCATGCGCAGCGGCGAGGCTCTCCGGCGTGCCCGAAAGGCCCGCGAGCGGCTGAATGGGCGCGGCCTCGATCGACGGCACCTCGAGCGCGAAGGCCGGCCGTGTCATCGGTCAGCTCCGTCCATCTTCGCCTCGCGCGCCTCGGGGCTCGCGAGGAACTGCGCGATCGTCTGCACGTCGTCCGCGGCCTGCTCGGGCGTCGCGCCCTCGCGCAGGCGCCGCGCTTCCCAGGTGCTGAGCGCTGCGGCCAACATCTGCTCGTTGAAGACCCAGTAACGCATCGTTTCAGCCTCCTTTGTATTCGCGGACTCGCTGCCGCGCGAGATACAGCTCGAGCGGCGTGGTGTAGGCGATCCTCCCGGGGTGTCGCGGATAGCCGTCGGCGGTCGTGCCGAGGCACCGCGGGACGATGCCCGCCTGCCGCAGCCAGGCGAGCGCGACGAGATCCTGGTCGAGAAGCCCGCCGTGCGCTCCCCAGGCGCAGACGACGGGACCACCCGAGTCATGCGCCGCGTGCGCCGCGCGCACGAAGTAGTCGCGGTTCTTCTGGTCGAGGAGCTGCTCGGGCGCCTTGTAGAGCGCGAGCGGGTCGGTCGAGATCCAGGGGAACAGGTTCACGACGAGAAGCCATCCGCAGCCCCAGATCTGCGCGAAGCCGATGCAGCGTGCGACGGTGTTGTCGTTGTGCACCGCGTCCGCGACCGAGGGGTTGAGCATCGCGAAGCAAGCAATCCGATTCCCGGAGCCGACGTGCCGGCAGAGGAGATAGCGGCGCTTGCCGCAGGCCGAGAACACCGCGCCCGGCTCCATGCCCGGCGCCGCGCAGTTGACGTGCCGCGTCCGCTCGGCGTCGGCGGGGAAGAGGTCGAGAGTCATTTCCTCCACTCCCGGCGCTTTGCGTTGAACGCGAGCAGCCGCCTCTTGAGTCCCGCGACGTGCCACGAGTTGCAGCGCCGCAGCGCGTCGGTGGTCGCGAGGGTCTCGAGCGCCTTGTCGAGGGTCAGCGCGGTCAACGTCGGCGGCTCGACCGTGCATGGCCGGGTCCACTCGATGATGGCCTCATAGGGTGCGTAGGCGACGAGTCGGCCTCCTTTGTCCGGCTCGGCCGTGAATAGCCTCACGCACGACTGCTCGCGCACAGCGTAGGTCGCGGTGTTGTAGGTCACAGCCAAGCCGCTCGCGAAGCGGATGGTGATCACGACGCTCCCCTCCCTTCCAGCTCCGACAGCCGCCGCTCGACAGCGCAATTGACGTGCCGCGTGCGCTCGGCCTCGGCGGGGAAGAGGTCGGGGCTCACGGCGTAAAATCTCCGGCGCTCACGAGGAAAACGCGAATGGCGCGGCAGATACGCACACCGGAACAGATCAGGGAGCTGGTCAGCACCCTCATTCAGGAGAGCCGCCGAGTTACAGAGGACAGGGCGGAGATCGGCGTGCCCATGCCGACGCGGACAGAGCCGGATGAGACAGGTTGCAACTGGATCATGCAGTTCTTTCGCGACGCTCGGGGCTATGAAGACGTGATCTACAACGCCCTGCGCACGATCCGGGCGCAGGTGAATCTCCCGGAAGACGAGTAGATTGTGGCGGTGCGTCACGGCTATCCCATCCCCTGCAGCTTGAGGTCCCGGGTTCATTCACCACACCTTGCAGGCTGGAACATCTCGAACGATGCGGGCGCGGCTGTGCAGCCGAAGTGTCAGGTAGCCGTAGCGCCCGCCCGGGTGTCCGATCACATCGCCCTTGGTCGGATTCACCTGGCCGTGCATCAGGTAGCAGCGAACGGTTGACCCGCCGGGGAAAAGCCGCTTGAGCAAACTCTCCATCGCAGCCTCGGCCTTGGCGATGCGCTCCGCGCAGCGCTGGATTTTTTTGCCTCGATCGTTCATCCGTCGGCGCTCCCGGGCGCTGGTGAGATGTCGACGTCCTCGCCGATGCCCGCACCTGATGTGTCGCGCTTGATTGCGCGATGCCAGTTGAACAACGCCGCCGCGCTGCTGACTGTGTGATGGAGCGCCTTATCGCGATCGCCGGTGATCGCGGCGCGCAGCGCCTTGCCGGCGAGATAGCCGACGAGCCAGAACCAGTGCTCGGCCGACTTCGACCGGTCGTGCGGCTCACCCCAGCGCTCCACCTGGTGCGCAGCCTCGAGTCGCACGCCCCGGAGGAAATCCTCGACCTCGGGCGAGTTGATCAGCTCGTTAAGGCGCTCGGCCTCGCACCGCGGGCAGGGAATGATGTGCCCTTGGTGCTCGAAGTAGCGGAAGCCGCACGTCTTGCATTCGCTGCCGATGAACCAGAAGAGGCCGATCGGGCGCTCCGACTTCCCGAGGCGCAGCAACCAGTCGCGCATCGCCTGAGCGCATTGCCGCGCTTCCGCGACCTTGCCCGCATCCTCGCCCTCGAGCGCGCGCACATTCGCCCACGCCTCGACCAGCGACGGCGCCATGCCGTCACGTCCGAGGAGAATGAACATCGGCTCGTCGGGGTGCGCCGCCGCGTAGCAGTCGTAGGCGCCGGGATGGTTCTTGGTGCCCATGTTCAGGCCTCCACTTCTTCCGCCTCGTCCTTGAGCAACGCCTCGACGAGCTTGTCGATCTCGCCCGAGGCGTCCTTGACGAACACCTCGTCGGAATCCGCGACCACGGTGATGCCGAGGCGCTTGAGGTCGGCCGCCGGGAGCTGCGCGAGCGCCTCCTTGACGGGCCTGTAACTGGCTTTCACGAGCACGTCGAACCGCTCCGGGTAGAGCTTGCGCACGAGCGCCACGACGCGTTCCGCGTCGTCGAACTCGATGCGGCCCTTCGCCTTCTGCAAGCCGACGCGCACGCCGTGGAAGGTGACGGTGCGCGGCCGCTGGAACAGCTCCGCGCTCTCGGCGATCGCGCCGGAAAGCGCGGCCTTGGCGTCGCGGGCGCGCGCGACCAGGCGTTTGATCTCCGGGAGGTGCTGGCGCTGGAGCTTCTGCTTCGCCTCCTCGAGCGACGAGACGGCGTCGCTCAGCGCGCCGGCGGCTTCGGCGTAGCGCTTGGTGAGTGCTTCAATGTCTTTCAGGGTTGACACGGTGATGCTCCTCTGCTGCTGCCGTCATCCGGGGCGGCGCGCCTCGCGGCGCGGCCGGGACGGACCCTTCTTTGGTAGACCGCCTGCCGGGCACCTGTGACCCAGCACAAGCAAACCCTCGATAACCTGGCCACACGTTCCGCACCAGATCGTCGCGCCCCGCCAGCGACGAGCGTCCTCCTGTTCCCCGGGAGTGGTTCGCTCCACAACCGGCGCCTCCAACCGGAGCGAGCGAGTGGTAACAGCAACGGCACGTCGGTTCACGTCGGCAGCCTCAGTTGCCCGCGCAGGTCCGGCAGGCTCACGCGTTTCATGCGTGCGATCTGCACGAGCGTGGTCATCGCGCGCTCGTAGAGGAAGAGGCAGGTGCGGTCCAGCTCCTCGGGCGTCGCGGCGAGGAAGTAGCCGGTGCTCGGGTGCGCGCACACGTGGTAGCCCTCGTTGCGAAGCTCGACGATCGCGTCGCGCAGCTCGCGCTCGGCCGCCGGGTCGCGCTCAGGCTCCCCCGTGATCTCGGTGACCAGGCGCTCGGCGGTGATGCCGCGCTCCTCGCCGATGTGCCGCCGCAGCGCGGCGAGCACGGCGTGCGCGGTGATGGCGGAGCGCTCGCTCATACTGTCCGGGCCGCTCCGAACGCGAGATCGATGAACCAGAACCGATCCACCTTGCGCAGGTCGACCAGTTGCGCGTGGCGCGCGATCCAGGCGCGCAGGTCGCGCCGCGCGATCCAGTGCATGTCGCCGCCCTGGGCGGCGACGCGCTGGGTGCCGCGGCGGCTCGCCGCGAGCCCTTCGCGCTCGATCCACCGGAGCACGGTCGTCGGGTCTACGCCCATGAGCCGGGCGAGTTGGCCGGCCGTGAAATGATCGGGATCGCGCAGGTCCAGGTCGAGCCGCTTTCGCTTGATCACGATCGCGGTTTCGCTGCGCGAGAAGCCGGACGCGCGAAACTTCCGCATGATCTCCCGAGGGACGTAGTGCGCAAGCCTACGGAGCAGCTCGATCTCGGCGGCGCTCCAGGCCGGCTCCTTGAAACGCGGATAGTTCAGCCCGAGCGCGAGGGCGCGCTTGCTTACCCACCAGCGCGGACGGCCGACGCGGGCGGCTAGCTCCTTCACGGCGTTCCGGTACGGCGGATCGAGAAAGACGCGCCGGATCTCGGCGTCGATCCAGGGCTCGATGTTGTAGCGCCGCGCAGCAGGGCGCTCGAACACGTGACGCACGCCCCGGAGCCCGAGCCGCTGAGCTCGCTCATAGACGGCATGGATCGAGCGTCCGAGGAGCTCGGCGCAGTGCGCCGGCCCGCCGGGCGAGCCGTAATGCTCGCGCAGCACGCGTTCCTCATCCGTGCCCCAGAAGTAGCGATGCCGCCTGCGATCCCAGCGGACCCGCAGGATGTCGTCGCTCATCGCCGGGGCGTTCAAGCGATCCTCCAGCGTCACGCCCGTACCCCCGTGCGGTCGACGCGGCGAAGGAACTCGGCGAGGGTGCGCAGCTCGTCGCGGCTCAGCTCGCCTGCCTGCGCCTGGCCGATGAGCAGCAGCGAGCGGTCGGCCGCGATCGCGGGGCGGAAGCCGTTGACCGCTGGTGGCGCGCTCGCGAACTGCATGGCCGGCAGCTCGCGGGCGCGGATCTGCTTACGCCTGCGCATGCGCTTGCCCCCCCGGCTCGCCTTCTGCGCGGCCTTCGCGCCCGCCTTCTGGCCCGGAAGACCGTAGATCGTGCTGTGCGCACCGCCGCCGAGCCGCACGAGCCGTCCGCGCGCCGCGAGCTGCGAGGTCGCGATCGAGAGCCAGCCGCACTTCACGTACTTGGCGCACTCGCGCGCGGTCATCGGGCCGTGCGCTTTGTAGGCGGCGAGGATCTTGTCGGTTGTGCTCATCTGCTTCTCCTTTCTCGGCACCTCGCGACCAGGTGCGTGATCGCCGGCGTTACCGCGACTCGTCACGTTGTCGCCCGGCGTGCCGGTCCTCGCGGACGCGGCCACCTGGCCGGAGGTGAGTTCGGCCTTCGGCGGTCCCCATTCGCGCAGCCGCTCCTTGACTGGGTCCGGGCTCGGGCCGTGCTTCGTCGGCACGTATTCGCTGAGCTTCCCGCCGGCGGCGAGCGAGAGCCGGTATTCCGTGGTGCGGCCCTCCGGAGTTTCGACGGAGCAGGCGAGAAGGCGGCCCGCCTCGACCGCAGGGCGCAGCAACGTCTCCACGTTCACGGGCGTGCAATCGAACGCCTCGGCGATGGCGGGCGAGCGCAGCGCCCGGCGCTTGCCGATCAGCGCGATCGCCCGCTCGAGGAAGTCCTGGCTCACCGGGTCGCCCTGGGATGGAACTCGGGATCGCTGCGCGGGTGGGCGCGGTGTCGCAGCCGCTCGACCCAGCGCCCGTTCTCACAGCGCGCGCCGGCGCGCTCCATGTGCCGGATCGCGGCCTCAGCGATGGTGAGGAGCACGGCCTCGTCGTGCCTGGTGTAGCCGTTGCGCGCGAGGTCGCAGGAGGAGACGG